GTTAAGGTATTTGATGCGGTTGTATTACTTGAATTTATAATTCCTATTAAGGCATTGGATGCTTGAATTGTATAATTAGAAGTATAATTTGATGAAATTGTATTGCTTGAATTTATTACTCCTATTAAGGTGTTAGAAGTTGTATTTGTATAATTAGATGAATAGTTAGAAGCTGTAATATTACTGGCATTGATTACTCCTTGTAAGGTGTTAGAAGTTGTATTTGTATAATTAGATGAATAGTTAGAAGCAGTAATATTACTGGTATTGATTACTCCTTGTAAGGTGTTAGAAGTTGTTGTTAATGATATTATTGTTGAATATGATGTAAAATCAATTAAATTATTATTACTATAAATACTATTTGCATTTAAACTACCTGCAACATTTAAATTATAAGATGAAGTATCAGTTGTTCCTATTCCAACATTACCATTAAAATAACTATTACCCGCAACATTAAATTTTGTAATAAAATTTGTAGTTCCAATACCTATATTTCCCAAAACTGTTAAATTACTATTTACAACTCCACCAGCTGATATTTTAAGATAGTTTGGATCATTTCCTGTTGTTGAATAATAAAGAAGATTTTTATTAAATAAGCTTGTTATATATAATACACTTGCTGATTGATCGCGGCAAAAAATTTGAAATTCAACCATTGCCAGAGATGTTGAATTTACATCTCCTCCTATAAGTTTATTGAATACGAATGCTATATATAAATATGGAGTTACAAATAATTCAGGTATTAGTTTTTCAAAATAACCATTTAAAAAATCATTTGAAGTTAAACCGGTTGTATTATTAGAAGCATAAGTTATTTCAGTAAAAGTAGAACCATCACTTGACCCAAAACATTTCCATAAAGAAGGATTTCTTGAAAAAGTAGTCAAAAATGGATAAATACGAATTCTAGATAAAACTAAAGCAGTTGGAAGTTTAATTATAAGCCAATCACCATAATAACTATTTATAGAATTGGTAGTTCCAATATAAGTTCCAATAGTATCTATGTAATTATTATTTCCCCAACTTCCAAAATTATCATCATTAATAACATAATTAAATAAAAAATTCTTATTTTGTTGTGTATCAGATGTATAAATAGTATAATTACCAGCACCATATTCACCTGAAGATATTGAAATAGTTTCAGTAGAAACATTATTCAAACCATTTATTGAAGTTAAAGAATATGAAGAACTATCATAAAGTCTAGGTGGATATTGTCGTTCAACTTTTCCAAATAATTGATTTGTCGTAACATAAGAACTGAAATCAATAGGAATACTATTACTAGAAAAAGATAATACATTTAAACTACCAGCAACATTTAATTTATATGAACTAGGATCAGAAGTTCCAATTCCAACATTTCCTAAAAATATATTAGATTGATTTGAATTAGTTTGATTTAAAAAACCTGAAATAAAAGTATTTCCAATAACATTTAAATTTGATGAAGTTAATGATGTTGAAAGTTCATTGCCTTTATAAATAAAACTGGAAGGAACAGTTAAATTAGATGATGTTAATGATGTATTAATACTTCCTAATAAATTATTTGAAGCAGAATTTGTATAATTTGATGAAAGATTATAATTATCATTAATTTTTATTGATAATAAATTGGAAGTATCTTTAGTAAAATTACACGATCTTGTTTCAAGATCAGATAAAGTAAAAATATTTAATTCTATAAAATTTGATAAATCAGATCTATATTGATTTGATAAATTATTAAAATTATCATAAATTTTAAATGTTAATAAATTGGATGTATCTTTTGTATAGTTAGAAGATTTTAATTCATTATCATTAATTTTTGTTAATAATAAATTGGATGTATCTTTAGTATAGTTAGATGATCGTTGATCAACTTGATAAAGTCCAAATTGAGTATCATTAATTTTAGATGTTAATAAATTGGATGTATCTTTTGTATAGTTAGAAGATTTTAATTCATTATCATTAATTTTTGTTAATAATAAATTGGATGTGTCTTTAGTATAGTTAGATGATAGTTGATCAACTTGATAAAGTCCAAATTGAGTATCATTAATTTTAGATGTTAATAAATTGGATGTATCTTTTGTATAGTTAGAAGATTTTAATTCATTATCATTAATTTTTGTTGTTAGTAGTATTCCATTTTCATAAATATTACTTGCATTAATACTGCCATTAATATTCAAATTGTAACTTTGAATATTTGTGGTTCCAATTCCTATTTTTCCCATAAAAATGTTTGATTGAGCAGAATTAGTTTGAAATATATAGCCAGAAGCAGTAATATTATTATTTGTATTTAAATTATTAACGGTTAATGTACCTGAGAAAGATGCTTGATCAGCTGCGCTACCGCTACCACCACTAATTTTTAAATAATTTGGATCTGTACCAGTTTTTGAATATTGAGGTAAAATAGAATTAATGAGAACATTAGAAGAAATATAAATAGGATTGATTGAAAGAATTTCTCGCCCAAATAGTCCAATTTCTGTTAAAGTTAAAACATTATCAGATCCGACTAGTTTATTAAATGTAAATCCAAAAAAAGAATATGAATTATTAAAATTATTTAATAATATTTGAAATGATGTTATTCCTCCTGAAGTCACATAACTTGAAGATGTTAAAGCAGTTGTATTATTAGAAGCCAATGATATTTCAATAAAATTTATACCATCTTTAGATCCATAACATTTCCATAGTGCAGGACTTTTTGAAATATTTCCGGAATTGATGTAAAAAATTATTTTTGATAAAAAAATAGGATTTGGAAGTTTTATAATTATCCAATCACCAAAATAATCAGGAGTAATATAATTACTGCCTATATAAGCACCATTCAAATAATTTCCGAAATTCCAACTACTTATTAAATCAGACGAAGTTGTATTATTATTAAATAAAAATTTCTTATTATAATCACTCAAACTATTGTTAAAAGAACTTGATGAATAAATAGTATAAATACCATTACCTGAAGTTGTTCCTGAAAGTGTGATTGTTTCTGTATAAATCGATGATTGATTTAAATATGAAATTATGGTTTGCATAGATGATCCATCATATAATCGAGGGGGATATTTGATTTCAGAAGTATAGTTGAAATCATATACAAGATTTGATGTCACATAAGAATTGAAATCTAAAATTATCCCATTACTTGAATATGCAAGTGAATTTAAAATTCCATAATTATCAATTTTATAAATAATTTTACTAGATGTTCCAATGCCAATATTGCCAGCATTATAAAAACTTCCAGAATTATTAATATTAATAGAATTGAGATTTGAAGTTATCAAATTGCAATTAGCAATTATATTAGATGATGATATTATTAAACCTCCAACAAATAAACTTTTATCTAAATTTACATTACCATTAAAAAAATTATCATTTGTTCCTATTTGAGTTATTGCATTACTAAAATATAAATTAGAAACATATATATTACTAGTATTGATGTTTGAATTAACAGTTAAAAAATCTGTAGTTATATTACTTTTATTTGCATCAGCAGTTACAAAAATATTAGTAATATCGTGACCATTCAAACTAATAGAATTGGCATTAAATGACCCATTAACTGATAGTGCAAAACTACCACCGGTTATTATATTATTTATTGATACTGCTGGATCATCCTGCCAAGTTGTATCCTCCGTAAAGTTCATATTCTATTTATATTATTAAAATAAAAAATCGGAGATTATACAACTTATACTTACATTATTTGTTTTGGATACAACTGAAATATAGTTATAATTTGTTGTTTTCAATAAGCAAATATCACCTGCAGTAATTTTATTAAGATAGTAATTGCTGGGAAATCCAATAGCACAGATATTAATAGAAGGATATGAACTCATATAAACATCGTATTGTAAAATGTTAGGTGGTTTATTTGCAACCATTGTTGTAAAAACACCCAATGTTGAAAAACATTTTATATTAAAAATTCTATAATTACTCATATCAATCATATCATATTTATTTCTAACATAAGTCGAAATATTAATATCGTGTTTATAATAAGTTTCATTATTTAAAATGATTGGTGTATTGCAAATAAATTTAAATCCAATCTTTTTCTGTAAATTAGGTTGATTATTCAAAAAATCTCCTGTTATTAAATATTGAGATGCATTTGCAATTGATAAATATTTATCACTTAATTTAACCCCGTTTTCAATTATATCTTCACCAGATACAACAGAATTTGATGAATATATTGATCCATTTACATTCAGACGATATGAAGGTGAGCTTTGAGTTCCAATACCTATATTACCTGAAATTGTGCCTCCATTTGAAATTGATAAATATTTTTGAGATAATGCAATTCCATTTTCATAAATACTATCACGTGTATAAATAGTTCCATTTACTGATAATTTATATGCAGCAGATGCATTAATGCCAATACCTAAATTATTTGTGATTGTTAAGCTTGTTTTAATTGTTCCACCATTTAAAGGAAGATAAGTTAAAGTTGCATTATTAATAGTCAAATATTTATCAATCAAATTTGTCCCAGCTTCATTAAAATTTCCAGAACAAATAATATTATTAGAGGAAAAGATAGAACCATTTGCATTTAAGCGATATGAAGAAGAACTTTGTGTTCCAATTCCTATATTACCTGAAATAGTTCCACCATTTAAAGGAAGATAAGTTAATGAGGCATTATTGATAGTTAAATATTTATCAATTAAATTTATCCCAGCTTCATTAAAATTTCCAGAACAAATAATATTATTAGAGGAAAAGATAGATCCATTAACATTTAATGGAAATAAAGATGAAATATTTGTATTGATGGCAATTTTTGAATAAATAATTAAATTTGATGTAAATAGATTTGATGTAAATAGATTTGATGAATTTGAAAAATTAATTGAATTGATACCGCCAGTAAAATTTATATTTCCTGAAAGAGTGCTATTTTCAGTTAATTTTAAATAAGTAGGATCTGTTCCAGTTTGAGAATATAATAATAATCGTGAATTTAATGTTGCATTACTAACATAATTATTTGAAATAAAATTTGAAGTTAAATAATTATTCAAGCTTGAATTTAATAATGATGTTGTTGCATATGAATTAAAGTCAATGGCTATATTATTGCTATAAATTTCAGAAGCATTAAAATTGCCTTCAACATTAAGTTTATAGATTGAATTAATTAGAGGTGATCTATTTGAACCAACATTTAGATTAAAAACATTAATATTAGATGAAAATAAATTAGATGAAATTAAATAATTTGAGATATTTATATTACTTGTATTCAAATTAGAGAAAGTTGTTAATCCATTTACATTACCACCAGTATTTACATTCAAATAATTCAAATCTAATCCTGTTTTTGTGTAATCAGCAATAGAAGAATTAAAAGATGTTATTGTTTGATAGGTATTACTAGTATAAGTTAATGTTGGATATAATAAAAACTTTGCATCAATATCAGTTTTTATAGCATATGAATTAAAATTAATAATGACACCATTTATATATAAATTACTTGTATAAATATTTTGAATATTATTAATATTTGATGTAAAAATTGTTGGAGTAATAATTGAATTTAAGACATTTAAATTATTTGAAGTTAAAATATTATTTACATTCAAAATATTTGATATATTTATATTACTAGAATTCAAATTAGAAAAGGTTGTTAATCCATTAACTTTTCCTCCAGAATTTACATTCAAATAATTTAAATCTAATCCTGTTTTTGTATAATTAGCAATAGAAGAATTAAAAGATGTTATTGTTTGATAAGTATTACTTGTATAAATTAATGTTGGATATAATAAAAATTGTTCATCAATATCTGATTTAATTGCATAAGAATTGAAATTGATGAGAATATCATTATTATAAATATTAGTTGCATTAAAATTACCATTAACATTAAGACGATAAATATTAGAAGCCGCAATTCCAATTCCTACATTTGAATTAATAGTCAAATTACTTCTAATAATTCCTCCACTATTTGATAAATAAATATTAGAGGCTGTTGAAATTGTTAAATATTTATTAATTAAATTTACACCACCTTCATTAATACTTGTAATTGCATAAATAATATTAGAAGAGAATATTGAACCACCTACATTTAATCTAAAATTTGGAGAAATAACAGCACCTCCTAATGCAAGACTTTCAGATATAATTACATTTCCTGTAATTGTTCCTCCTGTATTTTTTGATAAATAATTATTTGCAGCATCTGAAATAGATAAATATTTTAAAGATAAATTAATTCCATTTTCTTGAAATTTATTTGCATTAATAGTTCCAGTAGAACCAACATTACCATTTATATATAATAAATTTCCTTGAGTATCTGTTGTATTTATACCAACAGAACCATAAATATTACCACCATTATTTTTAAAATAAGTTGAATTTGCATTTGTAATAGATAAATATTTGTCTGAAAGCAATGTTCCATTTTCTTGAATAGCATTTGTAAATATAGTTCCTGTATTATATATATTTCCATTTACATTAAATTTTGAGGTAAAAATAATTCCAACAGAAAAGCCAACATAAATATTACCACTATTCATATTATAAATATTATTATTGGTGTCAATATTCCAATTATTAACATTTTTTAAATTTGGTTTATTAATAATATTATTATAATCAACATTACTTATTAAAGATCCATCTCCAATAAAATAATTTGCATAAATATTAGAAGTTGCATTAATATTAAGTGTATTAATTCTACCATAGACATCTAATTTTACATCAATTCCATTATTAATATTAACTCTAGTTGTGCCAATTCCTATACAACCTGGATAAGAATAATAGATATTATCAGAATTTAAATCATCACTTTTCCAGGTAGATGTTTGATTGCTAATGTATCCAACAATTAAATTTGATAATAAATATTGATCTGTGCTTGCATTTATTAAAACTGCCTGATCTAAGCTAATAGTTTGATAATATTGATCAATTGATAAAGGATATGTGAATGTTACATTTCTATTTAATTTTTGATTTAATTGGCTAACAGTTGAATAATTGGCTAATGTATTATTAAATAATGTTTTAGTTATATATAAAGGTTCAATCCTATATTTTGCAAAAAATTCTATTCTTGTTAATTGAAGAGTTGTTCCTGGATTTAAAAAACTAAAAATTAATTTATTAAAAACAAATGCATAATATTGGAATTGTGTAGTTCCCATTTCTACCGTTTTTTGATAATATAGTAAAGTATCATTAAAAAATATATATGAACTTCTATTTAATTGTATATCAGAAGCAATAGAAGCATCAGAAATATAAGTCCATTGAGTAATAGCTGTTCCATTATCATTTGCAGCAAAACAAACCCAATTTCCAGGAGCTGAACTTATTTTATTATTTAAAGCATAAAATAAAAATTTAGTTAGAATTACAGGTTGATTAAATTTAAAAATTATATAATCTCCATAATAAGCTTTATTAAATCCTGCAACACTAGTACCAATATTATAAAATGAACTATATTTTATTCCAGCTGAAACACTAGAAGAGTTAAAAACACTATATAAACCTTGATAATTATTTTCACCCCAACTTATATAATATGTTGGATTTGCTGTTTGATAATTAAATAATAAATATTTGTTTCCATATCCAGAAGAAGTTGATGAATATAATTCATATAAAACAGATGTTGTATTATTATTCACAAGAATATCTTCAGTTATTATTTCTTTTATACCAAAAAATGAAGAATAATAAGTTAATAAAACTGGAGGAGGAGGAGTATTATTAATAAGATCAGTATAAGGATATCTTTTTTGACTTGTATAAACTGCATTTTCCTGAGATAAAACTCTTGAAATCGTATCTTCTAAATAATTTGTTGTTTGGGCAATTGAAGTATTAACATATAAAATTGTTGAATATAAAGTTGATACAGTATTTGATGTTATATAAGGAACTAAACTTGTATTTATTAAACTTGTAATATTTACAGATGTTAATATTTGTTCATTATTTTGAAATAATTTGATTGCATTAAGATTACCATTAATATCAATCTTATAAATATTATCAGTATTTGTTTTATTTATACCTATATTACCATTGGCATTAATATTGATACTATTATTTGGAGCATTTTTATTTATAGATAATTGATTATTCCAAATTAATGTTTGTCTATTAAATGTTCCAAAAATAAAATTATTATTAGTATCATAACCCATTTTTAAATTATTGTCATTATATGTAATTATGAAAGATGGATTAATAGTTGAGCTTGAAGAATTACCAATATGAAGATCTGCAATAGGATTTGTAATATTTAAAGCAATTCTATTAAGACAAATAATTTGATTTGGATTAATAATATTAGCTTTAATTATTCCATCTGAAGTAATATTTCCAGTTGTATAAACAGAAGCACTTTTAATATCACCAGTATCTATCGATCCTGTTTTTATAGATGGTGTAGTGATATTTGTATTTACTTTTAAATTATTAGTTATAATATTAGTTGATGTTAAATTTGTTGATGTAATAGTAGGAGAAGATAATGAAGTATTGATAATTAAAATTTTTCCATTTATATTAGTTGCTGTTAATGTTAAGGTATCTATTATCCCACTTGCTTTTATATTTGTATTTGCAATGATATTATCACAAGTAATATTACCATTGCAAATAATAGAACCAGAATTATTAATATCAGTTGAAGTTAATGTTATGATATTAGCTGTTGAGGTTATTAAATCAGTAGAATTTAATGTTGATGTTGATATGGATAATGAATTTATATCATTTGAAATATTAAGAGATAATCCGGTTATCAAAGTTGAAGAATTTATAATTTCAACATCTATTGTTTTTCCATTCAAATAAGTAAAATATATATTTTTAGCAGTTATCAAATTAGAGGATATTAAATTTAGAGTATTTATTGAAGTCAAAGATCTTAAAGCATTTGTAGTTAAAGTTGAATTTATAATACAATTAGATGTTTGAATTAATGAAGAAGCAGTTAAATTATTAAGATTAATATTTTGAAAAGTTCCATTATTAATAGCTGTAATATTATTTGCAATAATATCATTATTTGTTTTTATATTTCCATTAACTAAAAGTTGATTTGAATTATCTGGATTTGTTCCAATGCCAATATAACCACTACTATTTAAAATAAGTAGATAATTTCCTAATATAAAATTATTATTATTATAACTAATATTAAAAGTATTAAGATTAATTTGACCGTTTAAAGTTATATTTGAATTTATATTTAAGGAATTGTTAAAACTCACATTACCAGAATTATTAATAATTAAGCAATTACTGGGAGCAGATTGTTGAATAATAAAAGAAGAAACCCAATTATTATTATTTAAATTTCCAATAATAAAATTAAAATTATTATCAAATCCAAATTTTAATATTCTGGTATTTTGAACAGTTGTTTTTGATATAATTAAAGATCCATCATTTGCATTTAGATTATCTAAAGAAAATGAAGTTGAACCAATATGAACTGAACCTAATGGATTATTTGTTCCAATACCTAATTTAAAATTATTTGTAAAAATATTACTTCCAATTTTATTTAATCCAATTGAATTGAATAAATCAATTCCTATTTCATTTGTTATAATATTAGATGTTAATGGAAACAGAAAACTTAATCGATTATTTTTAATATTATTATAATCTAAATTTGTAAGATCAACAGGTTTCATATTATTGATGCTATTAGAAACATAAGTATAGGAAGCTAGTCCATTTGTTCCAAGCCAATTAACAATATTAATATCATTTATCAAAATATTACTAGTTAGGCGAGTTTCTTTATTAATATTAACATTTTCTATAATATTAATTGTTCCATCATTATTAATTACAAGAGAATTTTCCGGTGCATTTCTATGAATTTTAAATTGTTCTTTAAAGAAATTATCATTTTCAAGAACTTCATTATGATTATTATCATTTCCAAAACTAAAATAATTATCATTATTAGTCATTTTAAATTTATTTATATTATTATCGATTATGATGGCTGCATTATTATTTTTAATATGAAAACTTTCAATAGGTTCATTTGTTCCAATACCAATTTTATTAATGGTTGTATATATATTTGATGTTTGATTAATCCATCCAGACTTTGAAAAATCAACAGAAATATTACTATCATTATTTAAAATAATTCCTGATTGTGGAATTAATTTTGTTTGAAAATTTGAATTGATTTCATCTTTATAATAAAATGCATTACTTGAAATTGAAATATTACTATAAGGCAAATCATTTATATTCTCTGGAATTATCTTTGTTAAAATTAAAGGATCTGCAAATACAACTCTATTAACAGTAATATTATCATTATCAATATTTTTAATATTCTGACCTTTACCATATAAAATAGTACTTTCATTTAAAGTATTAATACCACCTCCTCCTAATTTTAATTTTCCTGTTGAGTTTAACATGTATTATTATTACAAATCATAGATATTATTAAATAGTTATATAATATTAAAAGTAATATTTATAGTAATTTTAGAAGTAAAGCAGCCATTGCATTATAATTATTATTTCTTTCAATTGATAATAATGGTTTAACTTCTTCTTTTTCATAGTCATCATCATCACTATCATTATATTCAAATATTTCAATCAAATTATTATAATATGAATTATTATTAAATTCATTATGAATTTCTTTATTTTTTATTTTCTTAACTTCAATCAAAGTTTTATTTAATTTCAATGATTTTAAAATATTGAAATAACATAATAATCTCTTTTTGTTTATAAAATCAATATAATAATATTTGGTTGAAGATGTATTTAAGGAGGGTTTTATTAGATTTAGATGAAAATAAAAGATTAAAATAATATAATAATCTCTTTTTATTTATGAAATCAATATAATAATCTTTGGTTGAAGATGTATTTAAGGAGGGTTTTATTAGATTTAGATGAAAATAAAAGATTAAAATAATATAATAATCTCTTTTTATAAATAATTTTAATTTTTATTTTCTTTATGTTTCATAAATTTTTCATGAATAAGAAATTGTAAATATTCCTAACGATAAAAATTGAAGATATCAATAGGATATGATTTATTATTATTGGCGGTAATTATAATAGGTTTGAGAAAATTAAAATTATATATATTATAAAAGATGCGTTTATTATTTGGACAATGATAGATATTCAAATAATCATCATTAATATTTATTTTCTGTCGATAGCATAAACAAACATTATATTTAAAATTCTTACAATATTTGATTGATGATTCATAAGCCTGTTCATCAAATTTAAAATCATAATTTCTATGATGATTTATAAAATATTTAAATATTTTTGATTGAATTTTATTATAAATCATAATTTCTTCATTGTCTAATGCAACAAAATTATTCATATTATAATAAAAAATGATATTTAATTCTAATGAAAATAATCAATATGGACAATAAAATTGAGGATGTAATTAATCAATATATTGATATTTTAATTTATGACATTCATATTAAAAACTATGAATTAAGAAAAAATAAAACAGATGTTCAAATCGCAGACATAATTTTCAAAGATTATTATGATAATAAATTCAATGAATTTAAATCAAATATCCAAAAAGCAAAAAAAATTTATAATAAATGATTATTTTGTTGTTGATCCAAATCCTCCTTCGTTTCTTTCTGTTTCTGTCAGATCATCCGACCTGACTTCAAATAAATCAGCGGAAATTTGTTTTCTAATAAGAAGTTGGCAACATTTGAATGGAAGTTGAATATCTGGTGCATCATCGCAGATTTTTGTCAATGCAATCATTAGATTTCCTCGATAATTATTATCAATAATTCCAATGCTATTTGCTAGAATATATCCAAATTTACTAATTGAACTTCTTGGCACAATTTCAGTATAATAACCTTCATCAATTTCAATTTTAATACCTGTATCATATAATGCAGTTTTTGAATTAAAATCCTTAATTTTTTTAATAATTGTCAAATCATATCCAGCATCATCTTCAAACGCCTTCGAAGGAATTACAGCATCTTCATCAGTCTTATAAACTTTAAGGGTTGGTTTATCATTATTGAAAGAAACTGATAATTCAATATTTTTATTATAAATTTTGTGCATAAATGAAATAATGTTTTTAATGAAAATAACACTACTACTATTATAAAGGTCATTTGTATTATAATCAATAATATAATCATCTTTAATAATTTCAATAATAGGTTTGAGATTATCAGTAATAAGCAAGAAAGAACTATTAAAATTACTTTCATAAACTCCGCGAATGAAAAGAAGTTTGCATTCTTCAGAGAAATTGGGAAAATTAAGAATAGAATTATCAATAATTTCTTTTATATTATCATTCAATGAAATAATACAATTATCATTATATTGTGATGAGATAATAGAATATGATTTAAGAAGTTTAATAATTTTTTTGTTTTTAATAGAAAGTGCGATATTATATTTATGAACTAGACCAAGAATAAAAGCTTTTTCATTAGTATCAATAGTTCTTAAATAATCATCCATTTTTATTAATATTAATATGACTTATTTTTAAATTCATTTTTTATTTTTGATTTTAATTATCCAAAGGACTATCAGTAATCATCATACCACAATATTTAACAGGACTATTTTTATAATCATATTTCTTATAAACACCAATATTAATAGCTTCTAATAATAATTCTTTGAAGAATTCCCAGAAAGGGGCATCATGTCCAATAGTTTCATTTCCAATATGACTTAATTCATGAATACAAACAAAAGTTAGATCATTTATATCAACTAAATTATTATCAGTTCTTAAACATAGAACAATTTCTTCACCTTTATTTACTGTATAACTCGTATAACTAGGATTGTCAATTCCTTCTCTTAATGCATCTGATTTAAAATTGCTTTTCAATCTTATAACTTTAGAATTAGATGGATAAGTTTTATGCATATGATCAACTAACATAATTAATCTTTTTCTAATATTTGCAATTAAATCAGCTGCGGCAGCTGCATCATCTTTAATTTGCACATCATAATTTCTATTGTCTATTTTAGAAACAACAGTTTCGATGCTACTGTAATATTTATATTGATAAAATAAAAAAGCTAAAACAATGAAAAGAATAATTATCGCGGCATTATTTAAATCCATTTCCTTCTAATATAAAAAATGATATTATTAATATAAAAATTAGAAAGTATAATATTACTATATGACAAAAGAATTAACATCTACTGATACGGAAATTATATATCAGATCAGTGATTGGTTTATTCCAGAAAATGATAAAATTCAATTTGATATGGAAGAAGAACCGCGAGAATATACAATTAATATTTATGGAAAAAATAAAGATGGTGTTAGTATTTGCACAAAAGTTGTCGGATTTAATCCTTATTTTTATGTGAAACCTCCTGAAACTTGGGAAAGTCTTAGTGATAAGGAATTTAAATCAAAGGTTCAAAGCCTTCAAATAAAATTGCTTGAAGATAGTTATGATGCAAAATTTAAAACTAAGATTACAAAGAAATTAATAATAGGCAGAAATTATAAAAATCATTTATGTAAATTGGAAATTGAACGCAAGAAAGATTTCTGGGGATTTACGAATAATAAGGAATTTAGATATATAAAGATAGTTGTTAAATCTCTTAAATTGTTTAATGATTTGAAATATTATTTTCAAGATAATAAAGAAGGATTTGTATTATATGAAAGTAATATTGAACCTTTCTTAAAATTTATTCATATTCAAAATATCAAGCCTTGCAGTTGGATTAAAGTTAATAAATATTCTTTAGAAAATGCACCAGATACACGAAGTGATTATAATATTACTGCGAATTGGTCTGATGTTATTCCTATTGATAATAATAATATTGCCCCTTTCGTTATAGCATCTTTTGACATAGAATGTTCTAGTTCTCATGGAGATTTTCCAGTTGCTATTAAGAATTATAAGAAACTTGCTCAAGATTTATGTTTATTGGCAAAGATGAATTTAGATGATAAAAATCTAATTTCTAATATTATCAAAGCATTTAATGAAGAGGTTATTTTAACACCTATTTATACTATAAATAGATTATATTCAAAAACGCCATTAACTAAAAATCAAATTGCGAGATTATATGAAAGAGAAATGGATATTCGATTTATTTTAAATAAATTCAAATCACTTCAAATTGCTGATGATGAAATCGAGGAAGATGAAGAAGATAATAAGGCTGTGAAAATGTCAGTAAAAGAGGCAAATGAAATTGAAGAAGCTTTGAATAGTCGATTATGTGAAATATTGCCTGAATTAGAGGGTGATAAGATTATTCAAATTGGAACAACTATTCATAAATATGGCAGTGATGATATTACTTATAAAAGTCTGATTTCATTAAATGACTGTGATGATTTCGAAGGAACAACTGTTATTTCTTGCAAAACAGAAAAAGAATTATTATTGAAGTGGAAGAATGAAATTATTAAAATAAATCCTGATATTATCATTGGTTATAATATCTGGGGTTTTGATATGGAATATATATGGAAACGAGCTATTGAAAATGATGTAGAAAAGAAATTTGCGCGAGGATTTGGAAAAACAATTGATCGTGATATGAAAATGATTGAACAACAACTATCGTCGTCAGCATTGGGAGACAATACATTAAAAATGTTTGATATGGATGGTATCGTTACAATTGATCTTTTGAAAGTTATGCAAAGAGATCATAAATTAGATAGTTTTAAATTAGATAATGTAGCATCTATTTTCATTGGTTCAAAAAAAGATGATTTGAAGCCAAATGAGATTTTCGAGAAGTTTAAGGGAAATTCAGCAGATAGATGTGTGATTGCTAAGTATTGTATTCAGGATTGTGTTTTAGTAAATAAGCTATTGCATAAATTGAAAATTATTGAAAATAATAGTGGTATGGGTAATGTATGTTTAGTTCCTTTGAATTATTTATTCAGACGAGGACAAGGCATTAAAATTTATTCTCTCATTTCATATGAATGTATGAAGAAAGGATTTGCAATTCCAACAAAGAAATATGTTATTAATGATATTGATATTGATGGTTATGAAGGAGCAATTGTTTTAGAACCAAAAGAAGGTATTTATTTAGATGAGCCTATTGTTGTCTTTGATTATGGATCTTTATATCCGTCTTCAATGATTTCTCGTAATTTATCTCATGATACTTATATTATTGATGAAAAATATATGAAAATTGATGATCCAAATGTTGAATTTATATCTGTCAATTATGATTTATATGAAGGAACAGGAGATAAAAAACGAAAGGTAGGAATTAAAACATGTAAATTTGCGAAATATAAGGATGGAAAGAAAGGAATTATTCCTGAAATTCTGACAATGTTATTAGATGAAAGAAAGAAAACTAGAAGCAAAATTGAAAATATAACTATTATTAAAAATGATGGGACTGAGATTATAGGAAATATTAATGATGAAAATGATGGGGAAATAACGGTTAATCATAAAATTAAGATAAAGATAACTGAAATTAAAGAAATTAAAGAAACTTATAATAAATTTGAAAAAGATATATTCGATGCCTTACAAACAGCTTATAAGCTTACTGCAAATTCTTTATATGGTCAAATAGGAGCCAAAACATCACCTATTTATCTTAAAGATATTGCTGCATGCACTACTGCTACAGGAAGAGAGATGATTATGATGGCTAAAGAATATGTAGAGACTAATTATAATGCAGATGTAATTTATGGCGATAGTGTAATGCCATATACTCCTCTTACTTATAAAATTGATGAAACTATTAAAATTACAACATTTGATAAGATTGGTTTGAATAATTATGATAATGATAATAATCATTGGAAAGATTATAGAGAATTTAAGAGTGATGAAAAAGATCGTTATAATAAGGAGCAATATATTCCTGATAATAATATGAAAGTTTGGACACAAAAAGGGTGGGCAAAAGTTAGAAGAATTATTAGACATAAGACAATAAAAAAGATTTATAGAATATTGACAGCGACTGGATTAATTGATGTTACAGAAGATCATTCATTGTTAGATAATAATGAAAAAATAATCAAGCCATCTAAATGTAAGATTGGGCAATTACTATTACATTCAAAGCCAGATATTAATAATTATGAAATGAAGGAAATTGAGGGATTTGATCAAACATTAATTGAAGGAAGAATAAGAGATATTCAAAATCAGGAACAGGCACAAGAATATTTCGTAATATTAGAGCAATTGGGATATAATGTAATAATTGATTATAATAATAATAATTATATTCTTCATTATACGAAGAAACAAATAAAAGAGACTGGAATAATTAAGAAGGAAATATTATTTGATAATTATGATGGTTATGTTTATGATATAGAAACTGAAATTGGAGTATTTCATGGAGGAATTGGACATTTGATATTAAAGAACACAGACTCCATTTTCTGTAAATTTCCATTGAAAGATGAGGAAGGAGAATTGATATTCGGAAAGTCTTCATTGCCAGTAGCTATTAAAGTTGGAAAATCAGTGGAGAAAAACATAGCAAGTATTATGCCATATCCGCAGAAATTGAATTATGAAAAATGTTTATATCCATTCATTCTCTTTAGTAAGAAAAGATATGTAGGAAATTTATATGAAATGGATGATAAGAAATTTAAGCAAAAATCGATGGGAATTGTGTTGAAAAGAAGAGATAATGCTAATATTGTTAAAAAAATATATGGAGGTATTATTGATATCATTTTAAATAAACAAGATATTGACGAATCAATTAAATTTCTCAGAGAAGAATTAACAGATTTAATTAATGGCAAGACAGATTTTAAGGATTTGATAATATCAAAAACATTGAAATCTTCTTATAAAGACCCTGAAAAGATTGCACATAAAGTATTGGCTGATAGAATTGGAATTCGAGATGCTGGAAACAAACCAGCATCAAATGATCGATTAGCTTATATTTATATTAAAAATCCATCTGCTAAATTGCAAGGAGATAAGATAGAAACGCCCGAATTTATAAAAGAAAATGGATTAGAACCAGATTATTTACATTATATTACTAATCAAATTATGAAACCTGTATTGCAATTATATGCATTATGTTTGACAGAATTAAATGATTATAAAGAAGCTCCTGATTATTGGGATAAAATCGAAGAAGAATTAAAATCAAAAACAATGTATCAAGATCCAATCAGAAGAAAGAATAGATTAGATAATTTGAAATTGATGAAAGTTCAAGAATTATTATTTGATGAATTTATTTATAAACTAAAAGAACCTAAGAAAACTAAGAAAGAAATTAAGGAAACAAAAGAAAAGACAAAAGAAACTAAGAAAGAAACAAAAAAGAAGGAACCAAAGCCAGAAATAACAGAAGAAATAACAGAAGAAATGAAAGGAGAAATAAGAATAATAAATGATAAGAAATTGGATGGAATTAAATATACAATCAAAATAATGAAAAAAGATAAGATTATTTATAAAGAAGACAATAATAATGAAGTTATAAAATCTATAAAGAAAGAGGATATTTTAGATCAGATATTAATCAAATTGCATGATAAATATAAAAAAGAAAATGAGAATTATAAAATAAGTATGAAAATTAATTATATGGATTATGTTAGAAAATTTAATTTGATGTTGGCAAAGTTTGAAGATTTCAAGATTAGAGCCAAAGAATGGGATAAAGATGCAGGAAAACATAATAATATAGAAATGGTTAAATTACATCGAGAATTTAGCAATAAAATTGATTTGCTAGGAATAAAAGATAATATTAAAATAATAGAATAGATTTATAGAAATGGGAGGCGGTGGATCAACAATAGTTAATGTTGATGATGTACAGGATGCAATTAATGCTGGTGTTATAAATGTTAAAAATGCTTGCAAATATGTAAAATGTCCTCCAAATAGAGAGAAATTTAATAATGAAGATGATAATAATAATATTTTTTTACTTGTAATATTAATAATGTTATTAATTTTATTTATTTTCACAATGTCTTTACACCTTAAGAAATACATATAAAGATAATTTTATTTATAATAAATATGGGAGTGTAGTTCAACGGTTAGAGCACAGCTCTTATGAAGCTGAGACCTGGGTTCAACTCCCAGCACTCCTATCTTTTTATTTTTGTTAGTTAATTATAGCATTGTAAGTTATAATTATCTAAATAATTTCTATAAACATCAACAGTATTATAAGTATTATTACCAGGTCTATTTTGAATTCCTGGAATATGATTTTTAGCATAAAAGAATTTAGCATAATTCAAAGCATCAGGTTCAACACGACCAATGCTATAATCATTTCCCCATGGTTTTTTCGAAAAATTTATATCACCTGAATATAAACCAGCATTTAATTTATTTGGTAATGTGTTCATTCTTAATATAAAGAAATAAAAATAATTGTAATATATAAAATGGCAGATACAAATAAGCAAAAAGATTTTATTAAAGATGGAATGACAAATGATGATATTATCAACACATTAAAAAAAATAAGATCAGTTATTGAAAATAAATTTAATAATGAAATCATTGAAGAATTAAAAAAAGAACATGATCTTTTTAGCAGTCGTTATCCAGTCTTATTTGAATTAGCAACTAGAAATGATGAACAATTTAACTGGGAGTATCTTCAATATTTCTTAAATATGCGTTCTAAAATTGTAAATGATGAAATAACATCTGAAAAAGCGTCAGTTGTTGTTGGTGAAGAGTGGTTTAAGAGACATGTAAATGTAAATAAAGATGAAAAAAAGAGTGATCCAATTAAATTTACTCGTGTTGCTAAAAAATCCAAAACAAATAATAATTAAAGTCAATAATATCAATAACAATCATATTCAAAATTTTCTTCATCACTTATTTCATCATTAAGAATGTCATAATTTTCATCATCATCATAATAGTCATCATAATTATTTTCAATTTGAATTTCTTTTTCTCTTTGTTTTTCTTCTTCCTCCAATTGAAGTTTGAGGGCATATTCTCTATCAATTTCATCATAATCAATTATTGGTTGTTTTGGCTTTGTATTGACGAACATATATTTATAATGATCATCTATTTCATCATCATTATCATCATTATCATCATTATCATCATTATCATCATTCTTATTATTATCATTATTATTACCATCAATATCTAAGGATGGTTTAATATAATCATCTTTATAAGATGATATATAATATTGAATAAGTTTGCTTCGGTTGATTTTGTCAAGTTTTTCGAGATTAGTATAATAATTGATGAGTAAATTCATACGATGATTTAAAACATTATCTTTCAAATCTTTTTGGGTCATTAGAAAGGTTGAATAACAATTCATATAATCATTTAAATTATTATTATAAAGAAAATAGGTAAAATTTGAAATCATTGTTTATATAAATAATAATTATAAAAATAAAAAATATCATTTTTTTTATAATGAATTGATTTTATTCATTATTCCATTAATAATTGAATTAACTTTATCCATATCTACATCTTTGCTATGTTTATAATTAATAATACAATTATTATTTTTGATGATCAGAGTAATACGATTATTAATTTTAAATTCGGTAATGTCAAATACTTCTTTTGCATCAATATCATTTGAACATGCGAATGTATGAGTAGGCAATTTAATTTCATTAAAAACGAGAGAATAGAATTTTGAATTTGATTTATTTATAATTGACATATTTTCAAGTTTTCTGATATATACGAATTGACTATCATTCGATAAATCATAAACATAATTACAATTATTTCTAGAATAATAAACAGATTTATATTCTTTTGTTTTCTTGAAATTATTTTTAATTTTAGAAATCATATCATCATGAATATAAATATTTATCTTTGTTTCATCATTTAATGGTGATTTTTGAAGTAAATATAATTCAATAACATTTGCCGAACCTTCACCAATCAATTCTTTAATCATATATTATTTAATTATGATATTATATCATTTTTTTATATTATAGACATATAGAATAATGAATATTGAAAATAAAATTAAAAATGAATTGAATAATACTAGAAATTATACCGATGAATATAAAATGGATTATGCAAGAATATATGCAAAATCATATGTAAAATCAAATAGAAATTTCTCAGAAATAGAAATGCAAGAAAATAACCATTCAAAAATATTTTTTTCAAATTATTTTCCAATAATTCCAACTTATCATGAAAGAAGTAGAAGAAGTACTCATAGAACAACTTTAAAAACGCCAAAAACTCAAAAAATTATTAAATTAAAAAAGTTAGATTTTATTAAAGATTTAAATTATGAAGAACCTGAAATGTTAAATAATATTAAATCATTAATAGAATATATATTAAAAAATGGATTAATGTATATAAATTTTGTTGAACCAAATTATGATTTAGGTTATGAATTAAATTCAAGACAATCATCTTATAATTTTATCTTAGAAATGAGATATCTTAAATATAAATATTTGTATATGAATAAACTTAATAAAGATGTAGCAACTTTAACAGTAGAAGATTTAATGAATTCTAATATAGGTGCTAGAACTTTATATGATGATGAAGAAGACACATTTAATTATTTTACATTTACAGATAATAATAATTTTGATAAAACAGAAAATTATAAAGAAAGAAGAGTTGAATATAGCCCTGTATTAATTAATGATACTGATAAAACAATTCAACAAGATATGGCAACTAATTATTATATTCCTACATTAAAAACACATATATTAAATTTAAATTTAATTAGTTTATTTGATAGTTTATATTATGAGTGTGAGTGTGATGATAATAATCAAAAACTTTATTTCATAAATTATAAATTTTATAAAAAAGATTATGATAGAGAAATAAAACCATTTTTAAATAGTTTATTTAACAAGTTATGTGAAACAAATTTAATGGATGTAAAATTTGAATTTGAATAATTTATTTTTTTAATATTATAGATAAAAAAATATGATAATATATATTTAGATAGTTAGAATATGATAGATTATAAGAAGTTAAATAAAGAAGAAATTGTTAAACTTTTAAAAGATGTCGATTTTAATTATCATACTTTAGGAAAATCAACATTAAATGATTATGAATATGATGAAATCAAAGATTATTTAAAAAAGATTGATAAAAAAAATCCATATTTTAAGGAAGTTGGAGCTGAAATTATAGATAATGAAAATAAAGTTAAGCTTCCATATTTTTTAGGTTCTCAAGATAAAATTAAAGATGATGTAAAAACTCTTGAAAAATGGTTGAAGAAATATAATGAACCATCTTCATATATTATAAGTGAAAAATTAGATGGCATTTCATGTTTAATTGTTTGTAATGCTAATGCTAATGATGATATTAAAATTTATACTAGAGGAAATGGAATATATGGACAAAACATAACTCATTTTAAAGATGTTATTAAAGGTATTCCTAAAATTAAAGAAAAAATTGCTGTTCGTGGTGAATTGATTATAAATAAAGAAAATTGGTTAAAGATTGCACATAAAGGAGCCAATGCTCGAAATGTTGTTGCTGGTTTTATGAATTCGAAAAAAATTGATATGGAAACTGCCGCATGTGTAGAATTTGTAGCATATGATGTATTAGAACCAAGAACTAATATTGAAGATGCATTAATAATAGCTAAAAAACATAATTTCAATATTGTCAGATATATCAAAGTTTCTAAATTATCAATTGCCGAATTATATGATTTATTGAAGAGTTGGAAAGAAACAAGCAAATTTGAAATAGATGGTTTAGTTATAACTCATAATGATTTCTATAAACTTAAATCAGAAGAAAATCCAAAATATTCATTTGCTTTTAAGTCAATGGCAATGCAAGAAGAGGTTATTGTGACGGTTAAAGATATTGAATGGAATGTTAGCAAAGATAAATATTTAAAACCTATTATTAAATTTGATGAAATTAAGTTAAATGGGGTTAAGATAAAACAAGCTACTGGATTTAATGCAGATTATATTTCTAAAAATAATATTGGAATTGGATCAAGAATTATAATAATTCGTTCAGGAGATGTTATACCTCATATTAAAGTGGTATTAACACCTGCTTTAAATAAAAAACCATTATTTCCAGATGTTGAATTTATATGGAAAGGAAAAGATATTATGATTAATAATAATAATAAAAATAGGGAACAAGATATTAAAATTTATTCATATTTTATGAAATCGTTGAATATCAAAGGAATAGGAGAAGGAATAATAAAGAAATTATATGATAATTATTATGATAATCTTATGAAAATTATAAATATAACTAAAGAAGATTTATTGAAAATTGAGGGATTTAAGGAAAAAAGTGCATCCAATCTAATTAAATCGTTGGAAGAAATCAAAAATAAGAATTGTTTAGAATTAATGACGGCTTCTAATTTATTTGGAAGAGGAATGGGAGAAAAGAAATTGGCATTAATTTTAAATGAATATCCATATATATGTAATAATCAGGAAAAAGCATTAAAATTAAAGAAAGAAGAGATAATGAAGATAAATGGAATGGGAGACAAATCAGCTATATTATTTATATCTAATCTCAATGATTTCTATAAATTTTATAATAGCTTGAATATAAAAGAAAAGAAGAAAGACGAAAATGAAGAGAAGAAAATAATAAATAAATTTAAAAATAATATTTATGTATTCACCGGAATTAGGGATAAAGATCTTGAGAAGATAATTATTGAAAGTGGGGGGAAAGTTTCAACAACAGTTTCAAGTAAGACGACTGCATTAATTGTAAAAAGTTATGATGATAATACAGTAAAAGTCAAAACAGCAAAGGAATTAAATATACCTATAATTGAATATTCTGAATTTATTAAATAATAATATAGAGTAATAGAAATAAATAATGAGTTGTATCAATAATAATATTAATACTTATTTGAAGGATGCTACGATAAAATCATTAAATTATATGGATTATCATTATTCAAATCTAAATGTAAATACTAATCCTATTTATACTTATTATCAAGCAACTCAAGATATAAATAAGCCTTTTAATTCTGATTTTAAAAATCATTATTCAAATACAATTCAAACAGATTTAAATATTGATGAAGATAATTTAAATCCTAATTTAAAATATATAACATTGAATACTGATGATAATAGTTTTGTTAATTGTGCAGTTCAAACAAGTGTTCCTTGGTTTTCAATGTCAGAAGATTATAAAAAATGCGAGGTAGTTAAAAATATTGAATATGATGAAAATAGACTTAAAATTGAAAAAATCAAAGATGATACAATTATTACTCCAGTATTATCAAGTAAAAATAAAAATAAAACGGCATCATGTGCATATTATAGTAATGTGAATAAGGCTTATTGTGAAAATACATGGTATGATTGGATGATAACACCAAATTATCATTTAGGAAATACATATTATAAAGATAATTCTCAATATTCGGAATTAGATGTTTATAAATGTTATAAACCTTGTTCTGGTGATTATTTACCTTTTATGACAGAAAAAGGAGAAATTAAATGTATTCCGAAGAAGTATTTTGGAAGTGGTATTTTTAATAAAAAATATATGTTTAATTCTGTAGCATTGATTAATCTTATAGGAAATGTAGCATCTTATATAAATGATAATTCTACTGCATATGCCAATAGTTATCGAACAAATTTATTATATATATTACATCGTTTAATTTATGAATATGAAATTTCAACTAAAGTTGATAATAAAATTTATGATATAAATAATGATATTAAAAATAATATTACATTAGCTATAGATGAAACAAATGTAGCAGAAGCTGTAAAATATAATAATAAAAATACAATTTTTTCAAAAATAAAATCTCAATATAATGGAATTTATGAGAATATTATTAATGTTTTAAATAATGATGTTCTTAAAAATTTTGATGAAACTACTAATAAAGATTATTTAAATTTGAATGAATTCACTTATAAAAATGGTAGATTTCATGAAAATGAGCCTGAAATGTTTAGTTATGTTGGAATGGAGACACATGGTATATTAACTCCTCCGATTTTAATTCATACTTGGATGCTATCACAAATATTTAAGCCTTTAGAAAGAGATCTATTTAATTATAGAGATGTTTTTTATGGTTTTACTGGTCAAGATCCAGGACTTAATATTGTTAATAAAATTAAAACTGAAACTTTATATTTTAAATTAAATAAAGTATTTAACAATAAACATAAAGCAATAAGATTAAAAAATATTTTTTATAAAGCTATCACGAATTGTTATGATGGTAAATCAGCATTTAGTGTTAATTTTATTTCTGCCACAAAGAAAGCATTAAATAATACTGAATTAGTAAATATTATAAAAAATAATTATTTATATTATTTTACAAATAATATAAATTTTGTTAAACCTGAATTAATATCAATTCCTACTAAAAGTGATATAACAACAGATCCTATTAGTGATAAATTAAAATATAGTATTAATACTTATTTTAATACTGATTTAACACCTAATATATCATCAACATCTGATAGTAATATTTTAAAAAATTATTATAGTTTATTAGTATGTGATGATACTTCAATTAAAAAATTATTATTATCATTAAAATATTATAAAGATACTGATATAGTTACTTTATATTCTGATTTAGTTTATAATATAACTAATAAATCAAATCTAAAACTATCAGATATTAATAAAATTTCATATGATTATTCATTGCAATATTTTGAACCTCTTGTTAATTATGATAATAAAAATAATATTCCTCAAGATTTATACTGTCATTATTTATTTTCAGCAGAAGAATTAGAGACAAAAACTTGTCCTGATGGTTATATTTATAATCCAAAAGTAAAAGAATGTGAATATATCACAGCGGCACCACCTCCACCACCAGAACAGCCATCAGTTATAGATGATGAAGATATTAATATTCCTGATGTAAATAATATTATGCGTATATTTTTTCAAATTATTGTTGTAGCAGTTATATTATATTTAATTTATGTTATTTATGATTTATTTGGAGAATTTATATTATCAACTATTAATTATATAATAGTTAATTTCAGTCATTTGAAACAAGAAGCTGGATTTAAATTAATGGATCTATTTAGTGGAACAAATATATCAGATAAGATAGATACAGAAAGTAAAAAATTAAATTCAAAAATAAATCTTGCAAAATCTGAATTAGATAATGTAATAAGAAAAGATAAATTAGCAAGTCAATATAATAAAGAGGTTGAATATAGAGAAATACAAACAGCAAAAGCTAAGGCTTCCAGATAATTATTATTATGATGACTTGAAAGAAGAATTGGCACAGGTTGAAAATGTCTTTCTATGATATCTATCATCAATTCCATACATTTGAATAGCATTTCTATGATTAAGAGTTGCATATCCCATATTTTTTAGCAAATCATATTTATTCAAATCTGGATTTTCTTTGACAATATTTATAATTTCATTATCATGATAATCTTTTGCTATTATAGATGCTGCTGCTATATTAATATAACTATTATCTCCTTGTGGAATACATTCATAAGTAATAATCTCATCTTCATTGTCTGGACACATGATTGGTTTAAAATAGGTTCCATCAACAATAATATTATTAAATTTCTGTTTTTTATATGCTTCAAATAAAGCTCTATGCATTGCCTTAACAGCCGCTTGAAGAATATTAATTTCATCTATTTCTTTTGGAGTAGCAAAGCCAATTCCAAAGGTTATTGCTTTTTCTTTGATATAATTGGCTAAAATTGTTCTTTTTTTGAAACTCAATTTTTTGGAATCCTTAATTTGTTTATATAATTCATCATCATCTAAATTATCAGGCATCATAACAGCCGCTGCTACAACATTTCCAAATAATGTTCCTCGTCCTACTTCATCTACACCAATCGTTTTTAAATCGCTCTTTATATACATTGAATAATATTGATAATAATGATGATAATAATAGATATCATTTTTTTATGATGAAAAAATGATTTTAAGAGATTAATATTATATTAATAAAGAGAGATAATGGAGGAATTAATGCATAATTTTAATAGGATTTTGGATGAAAAGAGGGATGAAATAATAGCAATCGCGGCAGCAAAAAAGAGGGAAAATAAAAAAGTGAATGATGTCAATAAACTCCCATTAGATGTATCAACTACTCTGCACCGAATTAATGAAACTCTTGAAAAGAAATATAAAGCTTCTGCGAAATATAATAAAAAACAACAAAAAGAAAATGAAACCTCAGGATAGAGTGTTTATTTTAAATAAATTGAAAGAAAGACCTTTTATTAAACAAAGAACAGAAGAATGGTTTAAATTAAGAGAAAATCGTTTGACGGCTAGTGATCTTCACGATGCTATTTATCATCCTGCTTCTCTAATCAAAAAGAAAATCAAAAATGCATCTTTTAATTCCTATGCTATTCCTGCATTAAGATGGGGATGTATGTTTGAGAGAGTTGCAATTAATATTTATTCTCATATGAATAAAACAAATATTAATGAATTTGGCTTATTGACAAATGATAATATTAATAATTTCGGAGCTTCGCCTGATGGTATTAGTGATGAAGGAATTATGATTGAAATTAAATGTCCTTATTCTAGAGTTATTAAAGATAAAGAAATTCCAGATAAATATTATTATCAAATGCAGGGTCAGATGGCAGTTTGTGAATTAGATGTATGTGATTATATAGAATGTAAATTTTCTACATTTGAGAATAAAGATGATTATGAGAATAATGCAAATACTCTTGAAAATTATAAGCATGGAATTATAGAAGATTTTAAAGATGGTAATTATAGATATTCAACTTCTAATCAGACAATTGAAGAGAATTTGAAAGAAATGGCAGATGCTAAATATAATTGTATTTATTGGAAATTGGATTTAATCAATGTGCAAAGAGTAGAATTTAATAAAGAATTGTGGGATAGTAAAATTAAACCAAATATTGCAAGTTATTGGAGTTCATATGAACAAGAAATTTCAGAACTCAAACATAAAAAGAAAAATCAATTTATTGAAGATGATGATTAATTATTTTGTTTTTTAAATTTAATTTATAAATAATTGTATTACCAGAGAAATCATTTTTATTAAATGTAATATGATTTTCATTAAATATTAATCCATCATACATTATTATAAGTTTATTATAATTATTTTTTGTTATATTAATAATATAAATATCTTTCAATTTATTAAAATCATATCTTAATTTTGTTTTTGTTATATTATTTGAAATTATTTCAACAATTTGATTTTCATTATAAATATTATTGTCAATAGTGCTAAAATAAATACTATTATTCAAACTTAAATAAAAATTCATATAATCCTGCTCTGTTTCTAGTTTATTTTTCATCGAAGAATATTTAATTAATAATTCTTCTTTATTGAAATACTTTCCCTCTTTTTTTTCAATTTTGTTTGTATTGCCATTATCATTATCATTATCATTATCATTATCATTATCATTGTCATTATTATTGTCATTACTTAGAAAGATATAACTATTGATTAAGGTATATGATATTAAAATTGTTAATAAAATACTAATAATAACTAATTTCATTATATTACTACTTGTAATTAAGATAAAGTTATGTAAGCATTTGTATTATAAATAGCTGATGTTTCTGTTTGTGTATAAGTGGTAGAATTAAATGCAATATTAATATTAAATGTTGTAATAGTATTTTTTGGAATTGGATCTATAGTTTTTATTTTTAAAATTGGATTTGTATATACTGGGGTTGTTGCTTGTGATGCAATAATTGATGAAATATAATTTTCAGGAACAATAAAATTTAAATATGAAGAAGGCTTGATATCAAAATTTGAGATTAAAGTTAATGATATTTGTTTAACAGCTGAAGATCCTGATGTTGGTGGAATTGTGGCAGCATTGGCAGCTACTTCAGGAGTATTAATATATTTATATGTGCATACAATAATATTAGGAGTATAAATATTG